GAGCTGAAGAAAGATCAGCTGGTGATCGTCCTTCAAGAGTGGGAGGTATTCAAAAGATAAGTCAGGCAGCGGATATGTCAAGTCTCAAACCAAATTCAATTTTCAATACCATGAAAAACCTAGTCGCATTCCTTGCGGTAGTAGTGCTGTTAGCAGTTCTGCCGAATGTTGGGTACTCGTCTCCTGACATTGACCAAGATGGCCAGATCACTGTTTGTGATGTGGTAAACGAGACGGCGTCCACTGCCGTTGAAGTGGAAGTTTTCAACGTAGATCATGTGATTCATTACCGAGTCTCTGAAGACGGCACCAATTGTTCTGTCTTGGTTAACAAAGCCATGGAACGGCCGCCAAGCTTAGTGATTCATGAATCGAAGATTAAACACTGGCATACTCGCACCAACACTGGAAAGGGAAATCATACTGGATACGTCCCGAAACAGAACGGACCGCCATTGATAGCATTCATTTATTCATAGCGTATCAATCTGAAGAAGCCCTCGTAGTTGCGAGGGCTTTTTTATATTTGGATTCCTGAGTTTTACACTCAGTCCTCAATCCGTAGCAAAACCCCGGCTTCCCAAGTCGGGGTTTTTATCATCATGAAGAAACCACCTAAGGGCATCACTTACATTTGCGATAGGCTGAAACCTGTCTTGGATTCGGTTTTGGGAGATATTCAGACCCTTTACCAGGCAAGAGATCAAGGGTCTTTTCAACATGACCCTGTGGTGAACTTCTTCCTCGATGTTATTACTAGGGCATACTCTGGTGCGTTCACTTACTACAAGCTAAGCGTAGACTTGCCTAGCATCCCTAGATTTAGCCCTGCAGTTAGGGTCGGTTTCGCCTTAACTGGAAGAACTAGCTGTTTAGACGCATTGATGCTTTCATGGGTGCTTTCAGGTGATAAGAGTCTACTAGATCTTCGGATAAAGAGAGTATTGACGGATCAGGTCGAGCATCTCAAGAAGAAGGGTCATTTGACAGCCGAGGCTATTGAAAGAACATTTCCATATTTAATTGATTCGTCCGGCGAACTCCAGTACAAGCCAATGTCTGGGGCGACTAAGTTTTTTAATGGGTCTGATGACAAGAAACTCATGGAGAAAGTCTTAAATGTCTATGATGCTTTCTCCAAATACGAGCATTACGGATTCATGTATGATGTATTGCAGTCTCGAGTAAGTGATAAGGTGTTTTACAACATGTATATGATGAGCTTGGTCTCTATGCTTATTAATATGAAAGCAAGCTTAGGCGGTCTTACTGTATTAAGCTCTGATATTGAAGGACGATCCTTAATCGAGGATCTTCTACAAGATCTAGAATATTCATAAAGTGTCCTTTTTCCTTAACCCAACAATTGCCTACTTCGATGCATGGCAATTGCTGCACTTGAAGAATGGCTGAATGGTGACCAGGACTACTCCACTGGAGTAGATCTGCTGGAAGAACTCAATCCAAAGCACCCGAAGCTTTTTATACTTAAGAAGTTTGGCGCTATACCGGCGCACCGGTCATGGCTGAAAGAAGCCTTGATTGAAGTCAAGTCTGAACAAGACTCTGCAACTCAGAAGAAGCCTCGCAAGCCAAAACAGGAGGAGTCTAAGTTCACTGGCAAATGGTTTCATCCGGAGAAGCTATCGGAAGACCTCCTGGAGGAATACTATAACCGGATCCGTCCGCTCTTCAACCACAGACAAAAGGTGCACGGCCTCTTTGATCCTAAGAAGCCTCAGGAACATAATGCGCAGGTGAGCAAGCAGCTCAGAGAGATCTCTAAACAGCTTGATATCTACTTTGAACGCGCCAAGAAGTTCATAGAGACGGGAGAAGAAGAGAGTAGGGGCTTGTTCGCCAGATACAAGTCTCAAGAAAGACTCGTGCAAGCCCACCGCGAATACATCGCCAGACGCAGAAAGAAGCCACATCTCGCTGATCGGGTGGCCGAGCGTATGGAGCAACTGGAGACGGATCTACAAACCCTTCAAAAACTCGAAGAACGACTCTATGAGCTTACTTGAAGGTATATCGATTCCACAGGAGTCATCGAATGATCCGGAGAGAAGACTGTTCTCAGACCGGGTCCAAGTCAAAGACCTTGTGCTTAATCCTGATCGGTTTAACGAAGTCAAAGACCAGATTGGTGAGCTGCAGCCTGAGTCTCTACACTGCGTGCTGAGCCTTGGAGGAGTACATGCCAGGCATGTACTTGCTTATGTGCTTGAGGCTATTGGTCCATGCCGTTTATTCTTCACTACATGGGCTTTTAGCCTCAGGAGCGTGAAGATGATCATCGATATGAATGATCATGGCCTGATTGACTTCAAAGGCTGCATTCTGAGCGACCGAGTAGAGACAGTATGCCCTCAGGCCTTCCAGCTTTTAAAAGCCAACACAGACCGTTACTGGCTAAAGAAGAACCACGCAAAAGGATTTATTGCATGGAATGATCAGTGGAAGGTAAGTGTGCGGATGACAGCCAACTTCACCGAGAATACCCGCTGCGAGACATTCGACATCATGACGATGCCGAAAGTCTGGCAGCAACATAAGCACTGGATCGAACACATCACGGATGAGATCATTGACTGAACAGGAAATAGAAACGCTAACGCTTGCGGCCGAGGGAATGATGACGGACACGGAGATCTGCACAATGCTGGAGATCTCACCGGACGAGTTCTCTCTGGAAATGGAAGACCATAGCTCCCAGATCTACGGAGTAATCATGAAAGCAAGACTCACAGCCGAAGCTCGAGTAAGGAAGAGCATCATTGAATGTGCTGCCCAGGGGAGTAGTCCAGCGCAATCTCTGGCAATGAAGCTCATTGAGCAAGAGAAACTAAATCGAATCGCATGAGTTCAGAACTGCAACGCTTCACTGAAGAAAAGAACAACGTTGACCTACTATTCGAATACGCATCGAACCCGGAGGCCAACATCACGCTTCCACCTAAGGTGCAAGAGGAGTACGATGATATCTGCCTACTAGACAAGTGGATGTCGCACTACAAGTCAAAGCGTACGGTGGTAGCGCTATTCATGAAGAGAAAGAAGGATCAGGATCCTGACGGGAAGGGCATTCACCTGGCAACTGCCTACAGAAGATTCGAGCTTATGGAGCGGGTATTCGGTCCATTGAACCGATCAAACAAGGAGTACCGAAGGGTGTTCCTGGAGGAATGGTACACCAGCTTACTCAGGAAGATGGAGCAGGCTGGCCAGTGGAAGTCAATACCAGCGATGGCCAAGGTGCTCGCTGAGATCGCAGATCTGAAAGCTACAGATGAGATTCCACTTGAAGCACTGCAGAACCCTATTCCTTTGATCGTTGGTGATCATCCGGAGCTCGTGGGAGAACGCATGAGCAAAGAGGAAGCAGAAGCATTCCGACGTAAGCTCGAGAATAGAAGGCAAGTAGATGCTGAGGACATAGACTTCGAGTTAGTTGATGGAGAGTAGAAAAGGCCATATCAACAGGCCACAGGCTGAGGTGTTGGCAGTAGATGCCAATACCGAAGTAGTTGTTGCCGGTAGGGGCATCGGAAAGAGCACGATGATCATCGCACCTCGAGCGGCTCGATGCGTGTTTGAGATGCCTCAGTCTCTGGGCTTATTCGTTGCCAAAAGCTTTATGCAGCTCAAGACAAAGACGCTACCACCGGTGATTGAAGGTTGGAGGCTACTTGGATATCAACGAGACAAAGACTTCGTTATCGGAAAGCGTGGCCCACAGCATTGGCCTATACCATACTTTATGCCTGAAGATCTGCGGAACTTCATTCATTGGAGGAATGGTACCGGTATCATGATGATCTCAATGGAGCGCCCAGGATCAGCCAACGGACTCAGCTCTGACTGGAAGATCACCGATGAATCTAAGTTCATCGACCGGGAGAGGTACATGGAAGAGATCATGCCAACGCTAAGAGGATCCACTGCAGGACCAGCTCGAGTGCATTGGTCAAAGAAATCGCTCTACAAGTCAGTAATGTACGTGACCGACATGCCAACGAGTAACCAAGCAGATTGGATCTTTGAGTTTGAGAAGATGATGGATCGTGAGCAGATCCGCGCGATCAAGTACTACTTCTATGAGCGAGAGAAGAAGCGAATTGCATTCTTCAATACCAGGAGCGACTCTTATCGGAAGCGGCTACTTGATGAGATCAATGCCTTGGATGCTATCCTCAATGATCTACGCAAAGATGCTGTGCACTACATAGAGGCTTCAGCACTTGATAACCTCGAGGTGCTAGGCGTGAGCTACCTCAAGCAGATGAAGAAGGAGCTGTCGCCATTGGTGTATCGCACATCAGTACTCAATGAGCGTCTGAAAAGAATTGAGAATGGATTCTACCCAGATTGGAAGCCTGAGCGTCATGGTCAGTCTTGGACAAACGATGAGTTCCTGGACTCATTGGGATATGACATGCATAAGCTATCCAGTGCGTCAAAAGACAGCAGAGCTGATGGGGGTATCGATACAAGCAAAGGACTGAGCGTTGCCCTAGACAATGGTGGCAACTTCAATTGTGTGGTCACTGGACAGCGCATCGGTAATGAATATCGCGTGTTCTCTGGATTCCATGTCTCAGGTGATAAGCTGGTAAGGGACCTAGCACGTAAGTGGTGCGATTACCATAAGCATCATCCCACGAAGGTCATGTACTACTATTACGATCATACGGCCATACCCAAGTATGGAACAACCAAGGAGACATACAAGTCTCAATGGATAAGTGCATGCCAGGACAGAGGTTGGAAGGTGATACCCAAATACATTGGTAAGACACCAGACTATGAAGTCCGACATACCTTCTGGTCTGATCTATTGAGAGCAATACGCAGTGATCTTCCTGAGTTTCGTTACAGTACAGATCACTGTCAATCCATGGAGATATCGGTTCTGAACGCCCCAGCTAAAGAAGGGCGCTCCGGAATCGAAAAGGACAAGTCCAATGAAGACCTACGGAAAGGTGTACGTCCCGAACACGCGACGCACTATTCAGATGCACTCGACACGCTCGTGTTTGGTGAGCTGAAAAAAGGATCAGCTTCATCAGCTGGATATGGCTCAGGTGGTGGAGTAGTATGACGTCAGCACTTCAAGTAGCTGCCTCCGGCGACTACTTGAAGAGCTTCCTTTAATCATCATTCAGTTGAGGCGCCAAGAGCGTACACGCACTTGGCTTCTATCTCATTATCCTACCAACATCGACATCCCCTACAAGTAGGGGCTGCCGCTGTCAGTAGGGGCGCGGTGCGCTGTCATATATCCTCAAGACCTCTTAATGACAATTGCGATTCTCGAAAGGGGCGAGCCGCGGGTGCCGTCTGTCAAATTGCGAGCGGTTTCACCTCCGCACTTTGTAACGACTTCATGTCTAGAGAAATACATGATTTTTTCTGCGAAAAAAGCACACAAAACCTTGCGTATTACGCTGAAATTCAGTATATTGAATAGAATTCAAAAACAAATTGATTATGTCTAATACCAAGAAAGGGGCAGGTGCAGCCCCTAACGGGAAAGCTACGGCTACACCCCAAAGCACCACCAAGACTGCAAGGTTGAACCCAGCGGAAGCCCTCGCAGAGAAAATCCAAGCTATCAACGCGAAAAAGGAGCTAGTGAATAACAGGCTTTTACTTCAAGACACCCTTGACAAGGTGCAGGAGATTAAAGTCGATGATCCCGAGAGCCTCAAACCGTTTGACCAGCACTCAGGATTGCGAGTCGTATTCTATGAAGGTTACAACAACGAAGTCTTGAAGATTTCAAGTCGTGCCTTCATCGAGGACTTTCGACAGTTCTTTATTGAACGATGCGAGGAGCGAATTCAAGAACTCGATAAACAAATCTTAGTCTAACAACAACGAAAAAAGCGCAGCGGTGCAGGCTGCGCTTTTAAGTCAAAAACAACTGATATGTCTAAATCAATTGAGGAAACCGAAGTTACAGTATTGAATCCAAATCTCGAAACGCGAGCAGCGAAAAGGAACTTTTTGCGTAGCCTTTCCAAGGATGCCGAGTTACTCGTGGAGTCGGGAGAATGTGAAACCGTTAACGAGTACTTACTAATTCTCTACCAAGAGCAAGAAGGTGAGGAAGCAGAATTCCACACCTACAAACAATGGCGAAAGCTTGGACACCAAGTGAAAAAAGGCGAAAGCGCATTTCTTGTATGGGGTCGCCCTCGCAAGATTGAAAGCGAAGAGGACGCCAAAGAAGCCAAAGAAGGGGAGAGCGAAGAAGAGAACAGCAAGAAAGACGAATTCTATCCGCTTGCATATCTGTTCAGCTCGAACCAAGTAGAACCAAGGGAAAAGGGAGGTAAGAATGTCAAGTAAGGAAACAACCGCCTACAATAGCGGACAAGACTTGATGAACGAATCCAATCCCTACACGCCCTTCACAGAGGCTTATTGGATGTTTGAGAAAGGAAGACTAGACAGCGCCGGCATTGATGCGCTAGACTAGACCTGCATGCGCCCCCCGGGCGCGTTTTTTTGACTCCCTTCGGTCGCCAAAAAAACGAGATGCGAACGCTTCGGCTCACTGGTGATCCTTCAGCGGGGTGTTTGCGATTTTCAATCGGTTGTATTTAGACAGTTGCGCATAGCGCAAATCACTTATCCTCCTCACTTACTACGTTTGAAGCGTTATATATGTGTTTTCATTGACGTCAGAAGCCCGCCCCGTTGCGGGCTTTTGACTTCTAAAGTTCTTTGAGTGACTCCATCGACTTCATGTCTTACTTTTGACTGGTCTGTATGTATCGCGAATGCACCCTGGTCTGCTCAGTCTTGAGCGGTTCGGGTACGGTGAAAGCCCGTGCAGTGCATTCGTGCATACAGACGCCAGAACCGCTCATTTTTAAGACATGGCAGAAGAAGCTACTCATAACGATCTCAAAAGCGTCATCAAAGCATCCTTTACTCCCGTTGAATCGCTGGCCGAGTTGGATCTACCTCCTACTACTGATGATCTTATCGAACGACTCGAACAATCAACTGGCTTTGACCTCGATCGCTTTGAAGTGATCACGGAGCTCAATGCGCTCGGTTTTCGCAAGACTATGGTCGGATCTGAGTGCTTTTGGCTGGTAAAATAGCCTGTCCTTTTTTTTTCTTGGTCCTTGGAGCACCTTCGGGTTATGGCTTTCCAACGCATGATCGATTTGCGGGCTGCTCTCAGGGAAATGAGAAAGGTTACACCCTCTGGTGATCCTATTCCTTTCTCACTTGGCTGGTTTGAAGCTGGCAGCCCTCCTCATTTCGAAAACGCTGGAAAGTTCAGAGAAGAGTTTGACTTGATTTTGTGTGGTCAGCTTGATGATATGAAAGGACGGTATATCGACGTGCGATATAGCTCCGGCGGTCATCATGATACCAGGATCCTGCTAACTCATATTAAGTACTTCAACGAAATGGAGGTATTCATATGATGACCGATGTAATGGTGGAGACAGAAGGCAACGCAATCGCGATTGCTTTTCCCTTCTCCAATGATTTAAGTGCGCGTTCTGCGGCTCAGAGCAATGGAACCGACGGAGCCAAGCAGCCGAAGGTGCCTGACGAGTATGACTCAGCGAAGTTCATCCTCTGGGGTGAGGATAACATGTGGCCGCAGAAAGCATGGAAAGAGATCGAGAGCAATGATGTAGCTCCGATGGTCTTGGATTGGAAGAAAAGAGCACTGATCAGTGGAGGACTGATCTTTGGTGCGCGTTATATCGAAGACGGCGTAGAGAAATTCAAGCAGCTCATGCTTGATGAGGTTGACACTTTCCTCGAGAACAGTTGTGTGCTCACCAATTACCTGCCGGCAAGTGCGCACAACATCTACACTTACAAGTCATTCTTCCCATACTTCGTGATGAACCGAGCGAATACGCCCGGTCAAAAGAAGATCAAAGAGCTCTACACCGAGGATCCGCATCACATCAGAATGGGACGCCAGGAAGGGCGATTGAATCACATCAACAAGGTGTGGGTATCTGGTCGATTTGGTGAATCTGAGATAGATCCGCCTGACCTCAAAGATCACCCGGCCGTTGACCGCTATGGTAATATCGATAAGCAACTGCGCAATGCCAAGAGCAAGATCTACTATCCGATCTACACTCGCATCAATGGAAACGTAGCGTACGAGATCCCCGCCTGGTATGGCTTGAAAAAGTCCAAGTGGCTAGAGCTGGCCAAGCATATTCCAATCTGGAAAGCTGCGCTCATGGCCAATGCTGCGAGCATCAAGTATCAGTTCATCATTCATCAGTCTTATTGGGAGCGCAAGTACAAAGACTCCTGGGAGAAGATGACTGACGAGGAGCGCCACAAAAAGAAGCGCGAAGAAATCAAGAACGCGCTTAAAGCGCTTACTGGAACAGAGAAGGCAGGAAATGCCCTTTGGACCGAGCAGATCTTCGATGAACTGACCGACAAGTACATTCCACTGTGGCAGATCGAGCGCATTGATAATACCAAGCAAGGCGGCGACTACATTGAAGACAGCCAAGAGGCAGACTTCCATATCATCAGGGCCTTTGGCGTGGATCCGACACTGATCGGTCAGACTCCGGGCGCCAAGATGGGAGCCGGTAGTGGATCTGATAAGCGGGTAGCCTTCAATCACTACATGCTGTTGTGCAAGCCAGAGCAAGACGCCCTACTTGAACCGCTGCACTGGGCAGCTCGATTCAATGGGTGGCATGAGCTTGCACAGAAGGCGTCTGGTCAGAGTGGAGCGAAGCTCACCTTCAGGCTAAGGAACTACCACATCGCCAAGTTGGAGCTCGGCCAAGAGGTAGCTCCTGCAGAGAACACCACCAATAACGGCGACAAAAAAGAAGACGCATGAAACTCTTAGTGACCAACATAGAAGAACTGCAAGAGCACTTGAACGTTTACAAGAGCTGGAGCTTTCATGACCTCAAACCTTTCATTAAGGAGGCAGAACAGAAGTACATATCCCGGGCGATGGGTCCGGAGATGTACGCAGAGCTCGTGAGCAACTATCAGGCTTCGATATCATCGGCTACGCCAACTCCGATGAGTGACGATATGAAGTTGCTCTGGGAGCATGCGGTGCAAGCGATCGCTCACCTTGCTATGTATGAAGGCGTGCACACCTTCAATGTATCGATCACGCAAGGCGGAGCGCTTAGATCGGAAACCGACAGCAACAAGTCTGCCTACCAATACCAGGTTGAGGATTACAGACGATCACGTAAAGATCAAGGCTTCCGTGCGCTCGATGAGCTAATGGCGCACCTTGACCTGAATGAAGACATTTTCACAACCTATAAGAACTCTAGCACACGAAAAGCGCTCAAAGAGCGGTTTATTCAAGATGCTACGACTTTCAGTAAGTATCGAGACATCAGCGAGAGCCGTTGGATCTTCCTTCTGATGCGGCCACACATGGACCACATCGCAAACACGCGCATCAAGTCTGCACTTACGGAGAGTCGTTTCACTACCATCAAGGCTCAATTGCTCACTACGCTGAGCGAAGAGAATGAGGCGTTGATGAACGACTATGTTCGCCCAGCAATGGCACATCTTGCCTTTGCTGACGCGATCATTGACTTAGCGGTTACCGTAGATGAGCGTGGAGTCACTATTCTCAATACGGAAAGCGCACGGGGCACGGTAGTAACTTACAAGGAGGCCCCAGAGAATTATATGTTTAACCTCAGAAACTCAGAGCTACGGAAAGGGGAGTACTATCTGACGGAATTGGAGCGGAAGGTTAAGGAGCTGGATAGCGTAGAGGAAGACGATTCGTACCTCACTAGATCTCATCTAGATGATGATGATCCTGGATATGCGGCGCTCGTGTGAGTTTCATCCAAACTTTAATGAACTATGAAGGAGCTTATCAAATTCGTACAACTACAACTCAACAACCTTGGTTATGACGCGGGACCGGTAGACGGCATTGCTGGAAACCGAACGCATCAGGCTATTATGAAGATTCTGGCTCAGTACAGACCAGATGCTTGTAATTGGGATATTAAGCGCAGGCTAATTGCAAGCTGCCAGATCATTTTGAACATGATCGGACTGTCTGAGACGCTTGTTGTTGACGGTTACTACGGGCCCGGCACAGAGTATAGCCTTTCTGAGACCATTGAGACGCTCAATGGTGGTAAGGCGGTTCCTCGATGGCGTGATGATGAAGCGGAGGTTGCTTTTCCAACCACGAAGAACCCAAATGGATTCCCTGCGGGTGATATGGAAAGCATGAAAGAATTCTATGGAATGCCTGGTGATCCTGACTGCCATCGCTTGATTGAACTTCCATTTGCTATGCGCATTGCCTGGAACCCCGAACACACTACCCGGCGCATGACCGTGAATAAGAAACTCGAAGATCCGGTGCTTCGAGTGCTGCATAAGGTGCAAGAAGTCTACGGAAATGAGCAGATCGAAGAGCTCGGCCTAAACCTCTTTGGTGGATGCTTCAACCTCCGTAAGAAGAGAGGTGGAAGCACCTTGAGCACACATGCGTTTGCTGCGGCCTTTGATTTTGACCCTGATCGAAACCGACTCCGGTGGACAGCCAGGCAAGCTCAGTTTGCAAAGCCGGTATATGATCAGTGGTGGAAGATCTGGGAGGCAGAAGGATTCGTTTCCCTAGGACGCGAGAAAAACTATGACTGGATGCACATCCAAGCTACCGCATGATGCCATCCGATGACCATATCAATTCAGCGAAGGTCGCAGCGATTCTACTCCTGATCGCTGCGGCCGCGCTCCTCATCATGATCACAATCTAAATCCATTTTCAATGCCTGGAATACTCGGAAAGATACTCGGAACAGCTGGCGGAGCAGCCGCAGCAGAACCTATTGAGGCGGTTGGAAACGCCATCGACAAGATCTTCACATCCAAGGATGAGAAGCTTACCCATCAAGAGATCCTCGAGAAGCTTCGTCAGAGGCCTTCTGAAGTGATGCAAGAGCTGAACAAGATCGAGGCAAGGCACAGATCTCTGTTTGTGGCTGGCTGGCGTCCTGCCATTGGCTGGGTGTGTGGATTGGCTTTGTTCTACAATTTCATCATCCGAGATCTCATCGCCTGGGGAATGACCATCCTTACACCAGGACTAGCTCATCCACCCGCGCTCCAGATGGAGCACTTGATGCCCATCTTGCTGGGTATGCTTGGTCTTGGTGCTTACAGAACCATTGAAAAGGCTCGAGGAGTTTCTAAGTGATGAAGAATGTAAGGATTGAAATACCAGGAAGAAAGGCTCCAATCGAGTTCGAAGTCAAGGAGTCATGGGATGAGTTGAACTTCGATGACCTCAAAGTGGTACAGAAGATCATCTTCGGTGATCCGCTGGCCATGGATGTGCATCGTGGTGAAGTGCTTTCTCAGCTTACGGTGCTTCCCAAGAAGCGGCTGAGGCAACTCGGTGAGCTTCTGATGGCGGATGATGATGGAGTAGAGGCTATGGTGCAGCTCTACGAGACCATTGACTTCGTGTTGAAACTCCGGCCAGTCTTTTATCATTCGGCTTGCTCAGAATACCGAGGCTTTAGCGGTCCAGCTGATGGGCTGGAGAACCTCCAGTGGCATCAATTCGCGAAAGCGGAGATGTTCTTTTCAGATTACCTAGAGTCTCGGGATGAATACGACTTAAATTGCTTGATCGCCTTCATCTACTACAGAGATGAGTATCGTCCAAGCGCGTCTCCCACCGTGTATAAGGTTGTGCAAGGTTGGCCATTGGCTGACCGGTTGGCTATGGTGCTCAACTACATGGGCCTTCGTAATGGTGTGATGGGTATTCAGGCAGAACCTGAGCAACCCAAGGAGGAAACCGAACAAGAACCAGATCCCATTCGTGCACTACAAGCAAGCGATGAAGACCCTGCTGAATGGGCATTGAGCCTTCCGTTCAACATTGCCGGAGAGAAAGTCGGCACCATTGACCAGATCAATAAGATGATGGTACCGGACGTGTTCCGCGTGCTTGACCAATTGCAAGAATCATGAGTTTCAGCACAGATCAATACCGCGCCTATATGCGACGACTGGCCACGGAGCACATCCGAGTGAAACACACGGAGAAGCGTCCGCGTTTCTTCGAGCTAGGCTTGAAGGAGATCTTGGAAGGTGGAATCAGTGATCTTCCGCCTCAAGAAGAGCTGTTTCTTGCCCTGGAGCCTATCGAGTGGAACCTCAGGAACCAAGACAGCGACTTCCCAAAGCGTGTATGGGGTGGCGCATTCATCCTTGCAGCCTCATGCGCTCCACAAGATCACAAGATGATCGATCGGGTCCAAGACGCATCTGAGAAAGTCGGCCTTCAATTCATGCAGCGCATGTACCAAGATGCTGAGCTGGCATTCCAGGGCGAGGACGCAGACGAGGCATCCAACCTGATTGAGTTCGATGAAGGATCAGTTGAAGTGATGGCCGTTGGTCCCATCATTACAAACTGCTTCGGGATGCGCTTCACCTATAACTACGTTGACGAGGTAAACCTTCTTGAAACCAATGATGACGTATGGCAGTAACTATCACATCACAACCGGGCGATGTTGGTCTTGTGAAGAACAAGATGATCTTCGCTATGACCACCGATAACTACAAGGACTTCGATGGACAGGCAGGTACTTGCCGACTGGAGATCGTTACTACTCCAGTTGAAGGTGACTCTTTCCAAGTTGCCTGGGATGACTTCAATGTAGACATACAAGTGAAGTTTGGCTCCCTTGCAGAGTTCAATGCTGACACCACCAATACGGTGATCTATGCCACGCCTATATCTTCAAGACAAGGTGCAGCGCTGGCTATCAAGACGAGGCTTGAAGGGAATGTGATGATCAACGCCAACTTCACCATCGACGTGGTGAATATTGGTAGTGACTGGTTCGTGGACTTCACCCAGCGCGCAGTTGGGGTTGAAACAGCGCTTGAAACACTGAGCACTGAGCCCTGGCACGAGTGGATCAGAACCGCGCTTAGTGCCGGTGAGCTATACGATGGCCAGTTCTATGTAGTGTCAAAGCTCTATGTGAAAAATGACGCGGGCGACTACGTGTACCTAACCGAGATCCTTACCAAGCCTCTCAGTGATCAGAGCCTTGAAGTGGATGTTGCAGAGAAGCTCAAGGCGGCCGTAGATGACTTCATCTTACCTACCATTGGCATGACCTCGGAGCTTCGTCAGACTTCTGTGGTACGGGATTACCAGATCCTGTTCTTTGAGAAGAAGCCATCTGCTGCAGGTAGTATGCAGCCCGTTGCGGCAGTGGAAGGAAAAAGCGCGTGGTTTGCTGGATTCACCGAAGAAGACTTCTCCGCTCATCCTGACCCAGTCACGTCTTGGATAGCTGCTGGAAAAAAGTGGTTGACCTGGTTTCCAAACGATCGTGAAGTGCGAGAAGATCAAGAGCACTTTCTCTCCTACATCAATCATGACAACTCAATTGGAATCTGATGATCAACTTCATTCTACGTGCCCAAGTATTCTACACAGATGGATCCTCATCTGCCAAGCAGTCACCACTGGGACAAACAAGCAACTTGGCGCTCCGTGAGATCGTGACCTACCCGGTAGGCTTTCAGTCCTTGGGGCTTCACTTGCTTCATCCGGAGAAGACGCCAGACTATTATGAGGTGTGGCTCAATAATGGCAATGGTACCCTGATCGCAGAAAAGCGGCGCTTCTATCTGAGAGATCACGAATACAATGAAGTGGAGCTGTGGTTTCAGAACTCTTATGGAGTTCCGGAGTCTGTTGTGTTGCGATCAGGAACGGCCGAAGGCATCAAGATAGAGAAGGAGCAGTTCCAGAAGAACCTGCCCTTCCAGATCGACATCACCAAGCATCGCATTGCGAGCGGTGATGTCAGGAACCAAGAAACCATTGAGGTGAGCACGGGATACCTATCCATCAAAGAGCTGAAGCCGTACATCGATCTACTGATTTCTCCGCGGGTATGGATGATCAAGAATGCGCAGCGCATTCCAGTGATGATTCCACAAGGCGAGTACCAGGTTGTTCAGGAGTCTGAGAGTGAAGGCGCCTATGAGTACGCTTTCAACATTAAGCTCATCAAGTCATTCACCAACCAAGCATTCAGCAATACCCATGGTTAGCTTTAGAGTTGGCGATACATACCTGGACTATGATGGTGCTCCGCTGGGCATGATCTACAGAAGCTCGATCTTGGATATCAATGCTTCTGCCGGCAATAGATCATTCTCTATCAAGTTTCCATTCACCAGCACCAATGATCGTGTGTTTCAGTTTGCTCGCTACGAGGATACCGGTAAGGGTTCTCGTAGCTTCGATTGCGAGCTGATGTACAATGGAGGCACGCTGCACAGTGGCCGTCTTGTGCTATTCAATACAGGCGAGGCCTATCATTGCTACTTCTATCCTTCAAGCATATCGCTTTCAGGCCTGAGCAGAACCCTGGACAACATGCTGAGCTTAGATGAGGATATCAACCTCGGATCCACACCGACCGATGTTGCTACCGCGGCTCAATCTGATGCGCCTGGCGATGGCTATTGCTGGCCATCAGTATACGCTCCTGAATTCTATGGTGATAAGATGACCGGATGGACCGGTGGATTGAACCCGAAGGCCAATGGGCCTATCGCCAACCTACTCAACACGAATGCCGGTGGCGTGGATAACAAGTTCTCCTTCGCACCCATGTTGTACTTGACACATATCTTAGAGAAGATCGGTGACTTCATCGGCTATCGCGTTACCGGAGATCTGCTGGAGGATGACCGCTTCAAGCGCTTTGCCTTGTTCAATAACCGCCCCATCGATGAGCGGGGAGGACAGGCGTATCGTTTTCGGGGTAGCGCTCGATACGTGATCCTTCCGAAGTACTTCCCCAACTTCCTACACTTCCAAACTGTGCAGGAAGGGGCAAGCTATCGGACTACTGACACCTATACGGCCGTGAACTTGGAAGTTCCGGAGAACGTAGATGTAGACTACAGCTACTACACTGCGCAAGAAGCCGGCACCCATCGTGTGACGCTTTCTGATGTCTTCATCGATGCAAGCACTGGCGCGTTGAGCTTGGCGGCTTCGTTCTCTGAAGGCATACTCACCTCTTCCAATCACAATGTGGAGATTACGCTGAAGCTTGTTCGCAGGCCTGCTGGTGGTGGCCCTTCCATTGTTGCTCATGTTTGGCAAACCGCTGGAAGAATTCGGCAGATTGAACGGGACCCGGACAGGTACTTCGGCGGATGGCAACCCCATGAGTTGAACCTTGATCTTGATGATGATCTGTTCTTCCAGGTTGAATCGCTGTTGATCAACCTGAGCACGGGAGAAACAGAGAGCATCTATTCACGGGTCGACTCCATGAATGTGAAGATCGAGAACATCAGCACCGCAGAGCTGAATGTTTGGGCGAAGTCCTTCAACAAGCTCGAGACCGTTCCAGACGTCGAGATCAAGGACTTCTTGCAATCCATCAAGCAGTGGTTCGCAGTACTGATCACTCCGAACGAAGTGAATAAGACCCTGAGATTCACCCGCATTGAAAGCCTTTTAAAGACCGGGGCTTCTGAAGACTGGAGCGATAAAGCTGTAGGTAGGCCAAGAATTGATTTTTCAAAAAGTAAACACCACGAGTGGAAGTGTAATGATCAGGATCTGGAAGGGGATGTCTACCGTCAAGAGGCGGAAGAAAATGATGTAAACACAGTGACCGTATCGCCAAGCTTTGAGGCGCTCAGGTCTGAGTTACAGACCACCAATGCAGCGGCAGTCACGGAGTACATGTTCGTGTCTGGCGGGAAGGCGATATCACCAGACTATGGTCTTGAAGACACCAGGAGAGAACTACGCTTCATTGAGCTGCCGGCAGACAACCAGGACGAAACATCGAGGCGCACTTTCAGAGACGCCATTGAATACTACTGGCGAGAGACGGCTAAGGTGTTGGTGAACGCAGAACCGGTCACCATCCCTTTACGGTTGACGTCGGTAGATCTACAGAACCTCGACTTCACCAAGAAGAAGCTCATCAACGGCACCGAGTACCTATTACTGGAGCTGCGTGTCTCATACGAGACCAACAAGATTGGTGACTGCTTTGGTGAGTTCATCAAATTGAACCACATTGAGTAAAGGCAAGGAAGAACATATTGCCGACCTGAAGATTGCCCAGCTGGTAAAGCGTGAGGGTAAAGTGATGGAGCAAATGCTCGCTGGCCAGATGGCCCTCATGGGGTTAAACGATCGTGGTGTGCTATTACGCAAAATGAGGCTGAATATTCGCTACCGCTATGGTGCTGTTGATGCGATGCGGTTTAACACCACCCGCTATGGTATGATCAAGCTGCACGGGATTACCCGAACAAAGCCTGTGGAGCGAAGAAGCTCCAGGTCTTACTTCTTGAAGCAAAAGGCGGCCCAAGACTGGTACACACCAGTAGCTAACCGGATGGTGCCAAAAATTGCGGATAAGGTGTCAGAGATCAGAGGAGATCAGGCGGTGAAGGAGAGTGTTGTGTTGGAGAAGTTGAGGAAGAAGACGTAGCAGACGGTTGCCAACCCAGGATAGAGCGCATTGAAACGCGCACTATCCGATTGTTAGCAGTAATGCTAAAACCAGTCGTAAACATCAATTATTTCACACCTTACATTTCCGTACTGCTCTGCTGCTTTTATAGGTATGTCAGTTTCGTCTTCAGCTAATATTACTGTCTTCCAGCTTTCTGTTCCAAAATGTATTTCACATAAAAAAGCACTACTGCTAACAACACCTATACTGCATTGCTTATCACTTTCTACATTTGTAATTTTTATTCCTCTATCTTTTTCCATTTTAATTAAGTTTAATTATTATTCAAAGTCGCAACGTCAGCATAGCCAATCCGTTGACAAACATCATCAATTCTTAGGGGGTTTATTGCCTGTCATGGTATGCACATTATTATCCGCAGACATTAAGCTCATCTCAAGGTGCATCTGTAGTACGCGCATGATGCGCACAATTGCATTGATCTCATAGTTCTGACCTCTCAGCACCTTGTAAATGATGGTCTTGCTTACGCCAGACTCCTGTGCAAGTCTGTCCTTGGTGTATCCGCGCTCTTTAATGGCGAAGGCTATCGCTTCACCTATTTTCTTCTTGGCGGTGGTTAGGTATTGTTGGTCTTTTTGATTGCTTTTCATAGCTCAGATTTGTGCTTTAATTTTTGATTCGAACTCCTCCCAGCTCTTGGAAAATTCGTGGTTAGCAAACGCTTCTTTTAATCCAGTGATCTGCTTTAAACGGATAACTTCTTCCGCATCCATTCCAAGATGCTTGCTTATATCCTCATCACTCCATCCACCACGAACCAATGACAATACAATATCGCTCATCCCGCGGATAGCGTGTGTGCCTCTGGCGCGATTATGCCGTATAGTGCTTGCTATTCTGTTATTGATCGGTTTGTCAATAACAGTCACCGGCACTTCATCCAGCTTAAAGTATTCCTTAGCGCAGCGATATCGGTGAAAACCGTCCACAATCACATACTGGTCTGCATCCTTATTGTAATACACTACAATTGGTTGAGTATAGCCGTCTTCTTCGATGCTTAACCTTAGTAGCTTCATCTCTGGTGGAGCCACTGAGTTTGGGTTGTAATCATTAGCCACTAGCTTATCCAACGGCACCATCTTAACGTTTAGAACGGGGAATTCAATTTTCTTTCGGCTCATATCCTATTTTTTTAGAAAGTTCTCGCATTTCTTTTGTGGTTTGCTGGATTCCAAGTAAAGCACCCCACTTTTCTTTTAGTTTGATCATATCTTCTCGGTCTGCCTTTGTGATACCATAACTCAAAGATCTACATGCGAAGTCGTTTTTTTCGATACACCGAGCTATTCGCTTCCAATGTATCCATTTACCTGTTGGGGCTAGGTTTTCTTTGATGTATGAAGTTGAAAGTTCATCATGAATCTGATGCTTTTTGATTCCTTCTTCCTGTTCGAAAAAATCAAAGAAGATGTTGATTTTGCGCACATAGTGAAGCATTAGCTCACGTGAATACATTCCAAGGCTCTCTAGCAGGAACACCGTGTATTCTTCCCAGCTCATATGTGCTGGCTTTTCAGTTCCGTTGTGGCCAAGTAATGAGCTCTTACAATAGATGTTTCCAAAGTTTGCCCCACTCACTCGGTTCACAACCTTATGCCAAGTGTCAGGCTCAAGCACAGCCCATTGATTAAGCGAAACACGCTGATCTGGTCCATATGGCTGACAGATACGCTGTTCATGAATGCTCATACCATTCTTCCAGAGCATTTCATAGACCTGATTGAATTTTAAATCGAACTTAGCTACAGCGGCCCAAATGTCTTCGGTTCGCCAGTCATATATTGGGTAGGCGTTGTAGATATTCCGGCCGATTTGAGTTGTCCAATTCTTACCTTCATAGATGTGTTTCCCAAAAGCAATCGCGCGAAACCGGTTCATGCTTTCATCAGACCTGATTCCAACTAGGCAAGCCACTTTATCTGCGCTGTGTTTCTTCATAAGCCATTTTGGAAACTTCATCATAAAATCTTCTACTTCTTCGCCTTGGATGAATAGATCGCCGAAAGGCTGGTTGTTTATGTTTATAGAATCATTAGGCATGGGTCTTACCCATTTATCTTTTTCATCGGGATTCCACGGCTGCCAATGCGGCTGAAAAATGCTACTTGCATTGTGCGAATTAAAAGGAAGTGTTAAGTGATAGAAATCACGAATCTGAGAAAGCTGCTTCAGTTCATACACATGGTCAATCGTGGCTTGATATTGCGCCTCGTAGTCAACATAGAAAACATCAAACATCCTCCCTCTTTCCTTCGCAATGTTATTCGCCAGCTGAACCATCACAGATGAGTCCTTTCCGCCAGAAATGCTGAAATAAACCAGGTCAAACTCATCAAACACATAGTTTATCCGCTCTACGAATGCTTCGTAAACATTCTTATCTAGGTATTTCTTCATAGCAGTTCTTTCAATTCATGATTAGTCAATTGCTTAAATATCTGGAGCATATTGGTTTTCTTCTTAATGTTCTGATTGATGAGCGAATCTAGCCCAGCATTGCTGGTCAGGTCATAATAGATACTATCATCTGTTTGTCCCTCCCGGTATATACGGTGCTCCACCTGCTCCCGCTGTGCATAGTCCCAGGTCTTATCGAAAAAGATAATTCGGGTATACTGCTGGAGGTTCAGTCCATAGGCGTGCTTGCCCAGACTCATGATACGCGCCCTTGGGTATCGCTTCTGTAGCTCCTCCTGGGTATCAATATATTTGGCATAGATCAGCACTTTGGAAGGGTCTTCCTGTTGCAGTACTTTATCCACGAGGCGAAATTTCTCAGGGCTCCGGCTGTAGTTATGCTGCATCTTTTGCGTGAGTTCCAGGAATATATTGTTACTCCGCGCCAGCAGCATTTCATCATCTAGGTATTTTTCTTTCAGCCGATTGTGTTCAGCCACCTCCTCATCGGTTAAGCAATAGCTTAAGTCAATGTGTTGCTGGCCAATACTTAAGCTAAGTTTGCTCTCAAAGATGTAGGGCTGAACGAGAGAATACAGATAATCGAGGTTGTGATACTTCTTGATAAATCCCCTAGTAAAGCTCCTGCCGTGGCCGGGTGAATGGTAAGTGATCTGCACCCATTCGCAGAAGGTATTCTTGAATTGGGTCTCGCTCATCTGGAGGATTTTGGGGCTCAGGAAATCCATCTGGCTCCACAGATCCAATAAGTTCCTGCTAAGGGGAGTACCGTTCAAAATCAACCTATAAGTTGACATCCGGCCCAGGGCAATAGTGCGCTGGGTGCGCTTGGCATCACTATTTTTTATTTTCAGGCTTTCATCAGCTACAATGAAGGCATTGTTGACCTGCTCCAACTTTTTGCGAAGCTTCAGATACACCCGGTCGCTATTGCTGAGTGATTCCACCCCTACAATATCACAATCCAGTCCACCCCACTTGTCTAACTCTGCCCGAAGGTTGTCTTTTGTTTGGTAGGGTGTGAGCCAAAGAATGTAATCGGGGTTTGCGCTTCTAATCAGTTCCAATGCTGTCCGTGTCTTACCCGTTCCGGCTTCCATAAACAAGGCTCCGACCTTAAGGGATCGGAGTTTTTGAAATGCGGTAGATTGACTATCGAGTAAGGGTTTCATCTGGCTTCGAATCAATTGGTTTAATATAATCAGGCTTGTGAACCCGAATTGTTTTCGTTGGAAGCATTTTTAATGTTTCCCGATCAAACCAAGCTTGTTTTTTATGCGAATACTGTAAAGTTTTCTTCTTAAGTACCCAAGCTGCAATCCAGTAAGCTTCAGACTTACCTACACTGTAATCAGATCCAAACACTTGTGATTTAGGTATGATATCTTCAGATCCATCAAAAGCTGTCGCTTTATATGCCCGGTCAGATATACTGACCAGGCTTTTGAGTCTAATTGAGTAGCAAAGCGTTTTCATTCTTCAACCAGCTCTTTTAAGGATGCTGGCTTTCTCACTTCGTAACCCAATTCACCTGAATTGGCAAACTTTATCAAGACGATTTCGTGAGTTGTTGACTTCACTTTTTTCCAAACTTGTTGTAAGTCATTATGAGAGGGAGTGTCTACTATGATTGCTGCATACTTGTGATTCTCGTCATAGGAATGTTCGAACATTTTTGTGATTGACAATACGGCGGTTTCAAATTGAGCCTGAATAAGCTCTTGGTAAACCTGATATGTTTCTGTTTCTTCTAGTTTCATTGTTTTCATAACTGCTAAGTTTTGTGTTACTGTTTTACTTTGGTGAAACAAATATAGTACAATTTCTTGAACGAACAAATACTTGTACTATTATTTTTGCAACGCCACGCTTTGGCACTCAAATTGCAACAAACCATTGCAAAAGCATAGCATTACAGTAGCAATAAAACCAAAGCAACCAACGCCTTCTTGCGCTAATTTTGTTCCTGGAACATAGCCGAATTGGAGCAATCCAATCGACTTCATTTTTTTAAGATAAAGCTGCCCGAGCTTGTGGTACAGAATTCGGACTCCGGTTCGGCTGTGTTCCAACCACTTGTAAGGGCAGCCTCTATTCAATTCAATCTGTAGTTATGGAACACAGCAGAAACGGGGATTACAGCCTTGCCCTGAATGAAGAAGGCTCAATTGTAATGCTTTGGAATGCCGGTAAAAATCAGCGGTGGCCAAAGAACGTTCAGAAACTCAACCCGCACATGATCCTTCATGTGCAGCGTAAAGACAACCTGGTAATGGAGGT